TTATCTGCAGTAACGCCACGTTGATGATGATCTAGTCACGTCATAATCTCGATAGTTGATAGCCACATCCATTCTTAAGTCTTTTCGCTTAAAAAATTCTTTAATCCAAACCCATTTGCCTTCTGTATCGTGACGAAGCAACCACGCCAATGCTTGATAGTTAGTCATATTGTTTATAGTGAGTAAGCCTTTAGATTTCATCTAATTCGCTCCTACAGCCCTTGGGCTGGTTGCTTCGTAATAATCGCCACCGACACATAGTTCTGGTAGGTTGGCTTTTACCAGGTGTTCGGTGAAGGGTGGTGGCACGGCATTACCGCAACGGGCCACTTGTGATGTTTTGGTGATTTTGTTGCCGTCTGCATCGTGGTCGATGATGTAGTCTGATGGGAAGCCTTGTGCGTTGTAGAGTTCACGCGGTTGCAGCATTCGCATACCGATATCGACTAAGATGGCGTGTTTGCCAACATTGATCCATTGTGGCCTTGGTGCAGGTATTTGGCTTTTGATGGTGTCGGTTTGTTCGTATTCTTCCATAAACCGAGCACACCACCATGCTTGATAGAGTTCGTCGTCTGATAGTGGCAGTTTGATGGCTTTGATTGTGGCTAGGCCAAAGCGGTCTTTAGTGGTGATAGTGTGCAGTGGTTCATTGAGTTCTTGCCCTTCGCCAGTGCCGTAATATTTAACCAGGCACCCTCTAATTTCACCAACATGACCGCCACCGGCTGTAAGGGTGGGGATAGGCTCTTTTAATGAGCGGCCATACTGTCCATTTCTAAGTTGGATTAAGTGGCTTGTGACTAGTGCGTTGTGGTCGATACTGGTGACGGTTGATAGCGGGTCACGTAATGATGAGCCGGTTGCACCTGTAAAGTGTTTGGCTATGTGGCCTGTAATTAGGCCGAAATGACCGCCTTTGACTTGGGCACAGATTGTTCGCAGCGGTTCATTTGCTGACATATTCCGCTGACTGCTAGCGTTGGCAAATTCGCTGATATAGGGTGTGACTAGGCCAAATCTGTTCTCAGTGGTTTGAGTTGGTAGTGGTTCTGATAATGATGATCCACGAAATTCGCCGTCTTTTTTAGGGCCATAGTAGCTAATAATAAAAGGCTCGTCAGTATCTAGCACAAACTTACGCATTCCTTTTGCTATGCGTTTTAAGGTGTTGGCTACTAGCGGTCTTTTACGTTCAAAAATAGACGGGCAGGGGCGAGAGAAATCAATACATTCCGCTGCGGTTTTATAGGTTAGTAATTTACCTTTCTTAACCTCTTTACTATCAGGCTTGCCGTGGGTTGGTTTAGGCCATACAATCGGCATGCCGTCACGACGAGCAATTAAAAATAGGCGTTTGCGTATTGTCGGTGCGCCATAGTCGCAGGCGCGTAGTTCTCTATGCTCGACGGTGTAGCCATTGAGCTTGAGTGCTTGTTTAAATGATTCAAAGGTTTGGCCTTGGCGTTTTTTGCAAGGCTTGCCATCGTCGTTTAATGGCCCCCATGTTTTAAATTCTTCGACATTTTCAAGCATGATGACGCGAGGCTTCACAGTTGCCGCCCATCGAATAGCGACCCATGCTAGGCCACGTATGCTTTTTTCAACGGGTTTACTGCCTTTGGCCTTGCTGAAATGCTTGCAGTCAGGTGAGAGCCAGACGAGTGCAACGGGGCGACCATTAACTACGTTACGCGGCACAATATCCCAAACTGATTCGCAATAGTGCTGCGTGTTGGGGTGGTTAACGGTGTGCATAGCAATGGCTTGTTCGTCGTGGTTGATGGCAATATCTACATTGCGACCCGTTGCCAGTTCAATGCCTGTGCTGGCACCACCACCGCCCGCAAAGTTATCGACGATGATTTCATTGAATAGAAAGTTTGAGTGCGCAATCATAGCCACCACCCTCTATATAAGACCCATTCTTGCTCTGTTGGAGCAACGTTTGATGGGCTAGCCACCCAAAAGCTTTTGTTTTCAGGGTCGATAAATTTATAGGATGGGTCGCAGTCGTTTATATAATCTTCACCATCGTGCTTTTCACATTCACCACAAGGTGCAAAGTCATCTATAGAACAAGCACACTCGCCAGGGTAAGAAAGTGCGTTATAGCCATTTTTAATTAAAAGCTGTCTAGCTTGTTCAGTTGCGTTTAACTCACTCATATTAAAACCTCACTCGTTTAGCGGCTTGCTCAAATACCTGTTCGTTGCTCAACCCTTGGCTTGCAAGGCTGGTGATTAGGTTTTTAAGCTCTAAGTCGGCATCAAAACTAGGCACGTCAACAGTGTCGAATGTACGCGCTTTAACGGGGGTAACACCTTTTGAGCCGCCGCGATGAAGCTTCGATTTACCGAGTTTGATTGTTTGTTTGTAACCGTATTTTTTTACCCTGGCATAGCATGAGGCGTAGGTAATACCAATCTTTTTCGCAAGCCTGGCAATCGGCGGTAGTTTTTTGGTGGTGCGTTTGTTTGGCGATTGAGCAATATCAACGCATTCGCTGGCAGTTTTAGTTTGGTTTTTATGCATAATGGCGTAAAGCGTGCTTTTGCCGATGTTTTCCATTTTGCAGATATCATCAAGGCAGCGCCATTCGCCTTTATGCCAATGTTGCTTGGTTTTTGGTGCGTGTTTTGCCATATCTTCTGGGGTGTAGTTCATGGTTTTAGCCTTGTTCCATAGCAAGTAAGTCAGGTTGACTGATAACTGACGCACAAGATGGGCTTAGCCAAACTTGTTCGTGGCGTATTCCTGTTCCTCTACCTGATGATATGCGTGCTCTTTTTGAGTGGTTTTCCCATTCTGAGAGCATGTCTTTATAAATCGGGTGATCGTACCCGCTAAGTACGACGTAGCCTTTTAGTTGCTTGATAGTTTCCAGCAGCTGGACATGATCGTCATCCGTCATTTCGCATCGATATACATTCCCACGACTCAAAACGCGAGTATCTAAAACATAAGGCGGGTCGATGAAAAATAATGTATCTTCTGAATCGTTTGCTTTGATCACGTCTATAGCAGGGCGGTTTTCAATTATTACGCCCGCTAGTCGTTCGCCAAATGCTTTTATGCGTTCTGGGTATTTTTGCCAAATGTGACTGGCCAGAGAGTAGGCGCGTTTTGAATCTGACCTAAACCCCGTGTTATGTCCAGTAGAGCCGCCACTACCAAATCCCGCTTCACTTCTAAATAATGTCCGTCTTGCTTGCTCAACGGGATCACTGCTCTTTTCATAAGAAAGTTTAAATTCATCCCGTGGAAATGGCGTAAGCACACAGGATTCTATTAATTGCTCACTGAGTTTATTGTCCTGCAGGACGCGAAATACGTTAACAATTTCTCCATCAAGGTCGTTATACACTTCAGAGTAACTTCTTTCTTTTTGCATGAGCACGCCAGCTGCTCCACCGTATGGTTCGACATAACAGGTGTGCTCTGGAAAAAAGGAGATTATCCAAGGTGCGAGGCGAAACTTTCCGCCATGGTATCTCATGACTGGTGATTTAATGGCTTGATTGGTCATGGTTAACTCCTAAAGCGGTATGTCATCATCAAGGTAGTCAGCGCCGTTTTGTGGTGCTGGGGCGGGTTGTGCCGGTGCCGGTGCGCCATATTGTCTGTTGACTTGAGCTTGTTGGCCGGCTGCATCACTAGGCTTGCTATCGAGCATTTTCAACTCATTACCGATGATTTCGGTTGAGTAACGATCTTGACCGCTTTGGTCTTGCCATTTACGGGTGTAGATACGGCCTTCGATGTAAACTTGTGAACCTTTGTGAAGATATTGTTGGGCAATTTCACCTAAGCGATTTTGAAGCGTGACACGGTGCCATTCTGTACGTTCTTTGCGTTCACCGGTTTGTTTGTCTTTCCAGCTTTCAGAAGTTGCAACACTGAGGTTACAAATAGAGCCACCATTCGGAAATGCTCGGCTTTCTGGTTCAGCTCCTAGGCGACCTACTAGAATGACTTTATTGACTGACATAATTATTTCTCATTTTAAAATTCCCGTTAATTACGATGTTATATTTCTTTACCAACTTCTACCAATATTGCAGATTTAGCCGCCTTAATATCATCGACAAAATCCAAGTCTTTAGTATCTTGTTGGTCTCCGCACGTATCGCAACGAACAAACCCGTTTTCAATTTCTTCCAGTGCTCTGTCGAGCAAGATTAGTGCAGTATTCAAATTACCATTCATATCAATCTCCAAAATATAACAAATCGTTCAACGGGATAAACCCGTTAACTCGCACGTTATATTTATTCAGCGGCCTCGATCTTCATTAGCATCACTGGGGCTTTTCTACTCACAAAGGCGTGAAACATTTTCTTGCTAAGTCCCGCTTCGACCGGTACGGTGTGTTTAAGCAGTGCAGCGGTAAAGTTATAAGCTGCATCAAATTCAATGCCGAATCTGTCATAAAACTTTTCCGGTAAATAGTCATCATCTTCACGCTGCTCATCTGTCACGCTAAGAATCTCGGCTGTCAGTTCTTCAAAATCAAAAATATCCATGTTCACTCCAAGCCAAATAAATCCAAAATTTCTAACTCATACTTCCAAATAGTTTTCATCTCAATTCCTACAGTTAACAAATTAAAGTAGCGGCCAGTCTTTATAAGTCTCTTTTTTCAACTGTAAACTAATCCTTGACAGTTGCCGTATACTCAATCGCCATCAGTGATTGAATTTGCTGGTCAATGTCGTTCACTGCAAGTTGTGTTTGTGCGAGCAGGTCTTCTTTCTGTTTTTTCAGTTCAGTCACTTGCATTGACACTAGGTCTATTTCTAGTTCTGGCAGCTCGATTTCAATCTCGACTTCTTTTATGTCTGCGAGTACTTGCCTGTATTCGTCTGTATCCCACTTGAAAGAGGTAGCAGAAAGATAAGGCTCAGCTCCGCGCCTAGTACGCTTAATTAGCTGTACATAAAGTGTTGCTTTAACTGTTTTTGGTATTTCAAATGACATTGGTTAATCCTTGTATGATGATAAAAGCTGCAACAGCGAGCAGGGCATCAATTAAGCCTTGTTTGCTGAATCGTTTAACGCTCACGTTCACGCCGCTTGCGGGGGTTCTGGTTGGTTGTTGCTTGCATGACGGTGTTGTGCGTGTTTGTTTAGCTGCACGACGTTATAACCACCCTTGCCGTTAGTACGTAGTTTGATTTTTCTTTCCGTGCAGATGCTTACAATGCTGTCATTTCTTTGTTTCATTGAATTATCCTCAGTACTTTTACATCACGACTATAAAGCTCAACGCCTTTTAACTTGCCGTAGGCTTCATTATTGTCCTGGTCATAGTGCATATTGATTTCGTCTTGCACCCATTTTTTAAGCTGCTCATCCGTGTGCTGTGGAAGCGCGTCGGTGTTTATGTCAATTACGAGTATGGCCATTGTTTTTCCTGTTTATCCAGTTAGTTACCCGCCCCAAGCTCCTAATTGAAATGCTGCAAGGGGCGGGCAGTTTAACAATCACTCAACCCGCTGAGTCTCACGGTTCGCAGTAGGTGCGGCTCACTCTCGTCCTAGCTGCTGTTTTTGTGGTTGTTGGAAACAGATTACAAATATGCTTGTAATATGTCAACCTCTTTTTACAAAATAATTTGTATATTTATTTGAATGGTTGCAAAGCAAGCATTTCTGTTTGTGTTTATTGGTGGATGCGTTATGATTTTGGTTGACATTGATACAGCGATTAGTCAATTGTGCGACTAATTGCTGCTAATGGAGAGGATCATGCGGATTATTGGCGGAAATTTCGGCTTAGGCGGGTTAGTGTTTGTACGTGATGAGGTGTTGATAGTTGATGCCGAGCAAGGTGTTTATTCATTTGAGCGGGAAGACATTCGCGCTGTTTCATCTAGGGTTTCAACAGAAAGAAAGTTTGGGTGCATAGGGTTTGTTATCGCCGCGATTATTTTTGGAGTTTTGTTTGGGTTTGTATTAGGTCTTCTTGGCGTGCTGATTGGGGTTATTTTGGCAGCCGCAGGCTCGTGGTATACCTCAACGAGTTATGAAGCAACGATTGGCGTGACAAATAATCGACAGGTGACCGTTTCGTGTACTAAGCGTGATATTAAAGATTTATCTGCTCTTACACTGTAATCGGTTAGTTAAATAGGTATTTAATAATAGCGGGAGACTGTTGTGATCCGATTTTTTATTTTATTGTTGTTTGTTTCGTTATCAGTAAGCGCAACGGATTATGACGCTAAAATTTGTGCAGCCTATACTGATAAGGTCGATAAGCTAGATTGTGAGACTCAGTTGAAACAAAAGAAGCAGGCACAGGAAAAAGCTGAGCGTAAAAAGGCTGACCAAGCACTTAAACTAAAGTTAGCCCGTGAACAAGAGGCCTGCCTTAGTTCTGCCCAGTGTCTAGTAGATAAGTATTTTGGTTTAGCTGAGGCGCGTTGCCCAATGTATATTGAGCGCATGGCTAAATATGGCGTAGAGTGGACGGACGGCTGGTTTGGTTTAAAGTTTAAATCAACGCCTTATGTGGTTACTGACAAGCCAATCGTTCGGTTTCATGGTGATAGCTTAAAAATGCAAAATGGCTTTGGTGCGTGGTCTAATATGGTCTATAGCTGTGATATTAATATAAACACAAATAAGATTGTCGATTTCAGTGTTGAGAAGGGGAGATTATGATCAGGGTTTTTATAGTTTTATTAGCTCTTTGGTCTAACCCTATTTTTTCTCAGCAGATGTATAAGTGTTTGCAGGATAATGGTTCAACGTCATTCCAAGCATTGCCATGCAGTAAAACAGATCATGGTGAGAAGATTCGTGTTGACGTGCAAAAGCCAGCTGATGGGCCTGTAGTAAATTATTATCCGATGGAGGTTAATAAGCAGGAATCTATCAAAACTGCAACAGATAAGGCGATTAAACAATATAACCGCAATAATAAGAAGTTGTGGGATCAGTATTACCAGAAGAAGTGCGCTCGCTATACGCAGTATTACGATGAAGCCAAAGAGGATTGGGAATATCAAATGCATGCCGGTTATTCAGAGGCACAAAAACATCGTATGCTAATAGCAATAAAGAGTGCTAAGCGTGATATGGAACGCGAGTGTTCTGAGAAGTATTAACTTAACGTAATCGCCCAGAAAATATAACAACACCGCATATATTGGCATGTTCAGTAACTTGGATGACTTGCTCAGGCCAGTCTCGGTTGATTGGTGATAGATATTGCTTGCCATCAACAATTTGTAATCGCTTAAAGGTCGCTGTATTTGAGTTTTCTAGCCGCACAATAATGTCGCTGTTGTGGCTTGCCTCTACCAGTGGGTCGACAAATATTAAGTCTCCGTCTCTATATTCTGGCTCCATTGATGAGCCTTGCACCCGCAAGATAAATGTTTTATCACTATGGTTAACGGGGCAAGGCAGCCATCTTTCAGCATCACCTGGCGAGAACAAGTCAATCGCCTCACACCAATCACCCGCCTGAACCCATGAGATAAGTGGTACTTCACCTTTTAATTCTGGGCCCGCAATAATGTTTGGCGTATCTGTGTGTGCAATATACTCATTATGCGACTCGTTAACTAAAAGCATTTCCCCTTCGCCATCAGATAGCCAATCAGAATTAACGCCACAAAGTTTAGCTATTTTACCTGTATGAGTTGAACCCTTTCCAGATTTACACAAGTATTGTATTGCTTGTGGTTTTACACCAACAGCCAATGCTAACTCCGTTTGACTCCATGGTTTTAACGCCATCGCTTTAACTAGTCTTTCTGAATATGTGCTCATATCACTTATTGTCACAAAATAATTTGTAAATATCACTACAAAAATGTTTGTTTACAAATACAAATACATTTGTAATAATTGCACCTATGAATGCATTACAAAAAGCAATATCAATCGCAGGTTCACAATCTGAACTGGCGCGAAAGTCTGGCGTTAAGCAACAGAATATATGGTACTGGCTAAATAAGTGTGGCGGCAAAGTCCCTGCTGAAATGGCACTGCCACTTTCACTAGCTGTTGATAATAAAGTTTCTATTTTCGATTTTAGGCCTGACATATTTGGTAAAGCCGCATGAGTTCTCTCGTCCGCAATTTTAGTTTTCAGCTTCGTTGCGGGTTTGGCGCGTTCGCCTTGGGTGTTCGCGCCTTTTTTTATTTTTATTTCCATGGTTCCCATTATCCGGTGTTTGCGGGTGCAAAACATCGGGTTATGGCCTGATTTTAATGGGGTATTAGCATGAGTAGCAATATGGGGCGGCGTACAAATACGTCTGATTGGCATAGTTCGCAGGTTGACGGCCAACTTGCAGTTGGTATGCATGCAACAAACCGATGTTCGTGGTGCGGGGAGACGAAAGCATCGCCAGCTCATAAGTTGGTGGCAGATCGCTGTTCGCGACGATTACAGCGTAAATATTTAGCAGAGCGGAGGAGAAACAATGAAGTATTTAACTGAGATTGATCCCACTACTTCGCCATTGACGAAGCGTGAAAATGAATTTTTAGGCTTGCTGGGTCAAGGGCTTTCTAGGGCAGAAATGTCAAAGTTGTTGAATCGCTCAATCAAGACAGTTGACACCCATTTAATGCATATTTTCCAGAAGTTAGATGCAGATAACGAAAAACAGGCGCTTATGATTGCTGTGCTAAAGGGCATTTTATCGCCTAAAAATTTGCTGGTGTGTGGGTTGATGGTGTCGGGCGTTTTTAATTTGATTTTACCTGGTCCAGCGTATGCGACAGATTGGGATGATGATGATCATCATACGCCCAGTGAGCGGGTATTTCGTGTTCGCGCTCGGTTTAAATCTCGACGCGGTAATGGTGGGCGACGCAATGAGCGTGATGGTTTGGAGTGGTTTTGGGATGAATGATGATAATGAGCGAGATTATAGCTGGGGTGAAATGTTCGTCGGTTTTTTATTTTTGACCGTGTATTGCTTGGTGCAGGTTGTATGGTTCGCGCCGATTTGGTTGTTTGGTTTGTTGGGCGGGGTTGTTCGTGGGGTTAGACGATGATTGTTAGAGGTGAGCGCTCAGGGAGTTATACGGTTGTTGCGAATGAAATTATTAATAATTCTGACATTGATTGGCGTGATTTAGGGTTGCTGGTGTTTTTGCTTTCTAAGCCAGATCACTGGGAGGTATCAACGACTAATTTAGCAAATGAGCGTAAGGCTGGGGTTGATGCGATTAGAACATCGTTAAAAGCGTTACGTGATGCGGGTTATGTGGTCATGCGCAAGAATAGTGATGGATCGGTTGATTATGTGATTTTTGATACGCCTCAAGTTAAAAGTGGCTGTAATGAGCCAAAACTGGAAAAACCCAAACAGGGAAAAAGCCTAACAGGGAAAAAGCCTAACAGGGAAAATCCCGCCTTAGTAATTACTGATATACAACAAGTAAATACTGAATACACAAATAACGCGCGCGAGCAAAGTTTGGTCCCTGATGATTTTGAGATTGATGATGAGGTGCTTGCCAGATTGTTTTCGTCTGGTGTTCGTCGAGAGGTGGCTGAGTTTTTTTTGGATGAGTTCGTTCAGAAAAATATTTCAACGGGGTATGTGTCGTGGTGTTGGGCTGCTGAGTTTGTGAGTTATTGCAAAAAGTTTGAATGGAGGTTTGAGAAATATGAGCAATCAAGGCGTGGTGAATCAGGAAAGCAGGGCGTACCTGGACAAGCTCAGGGTGGGTTCGTCGATAGGCTCGCGGATTATGCCGCTTCCTCAGGCTGATAGGCAGGAGGTGGTTAAGTTGGTGGCACGTTTGTCTGCAACGTATGGTCGATTGTTTACTAAGCAATTGGACTCTGAATCAGATTTTAAGGCGGCAATGATTGTGTGGGGTGAGGCATTGCATGGCTTGAGTGAAAATCAGTTGAATCGTGGTATTGCAGCTTTGCCTGATGATTATCCGCCCAATCCGAAAGCGTTTAGGGCGATGTGTCTGAAGAAGCCGTTGGCAGTCTCTCACCGGTTTTTTCCTCGTTTGTTACCTGCGCCTCGTGATGTAGAGCTTGCTCAGCGTAGTTTGAGCAATATTAGGGCGATGTTGGGAGGTGGTTGTCATGGCTAGTACGGCACGTTCGATGATTCAGGGTATGGCGGGTCGCGATGACAAAAAGGTCGGCAAGAAGTTAAAGACGCCGCAGGGTTTCCCTCGCTCAACGAAGTTGTTTGCTGATATGGCTCGGCATTTTAGCGGTACGTGGTTTGAGGATATCGAGTGCCAAGATGATTTGCATCGTCGGGCGGTAATTTGGGAGCGTAAATTGTCTGGCTTTGCCGTTCAGGTGGTTGAGGATGCAATGGCTGAGGTAATTGAGCGGGGTGATTTTAAGTCGCCGTCTTTGCCTACGATGTTGTATTTGTGTCAGCGGATCACGGATGAGAAGAATAGTCCTAATAATCGTGAGGCAGCTAAAGCGGCACGCGATAGGGCAATGGCTGAGATTAGACAGGGGGTGATTCGTGGGTAATGTTGTCAAGTTGTGTGTGCATTGTGATAGTCGTTTGACTGAAGCTGAACAGCATTGGTACGAGAATGAATGCGAGAGTTGTGCTGAGTCGATTTCTTATGAAGGGGATGATGTTGGTAAAAAGTATGATGACGGTAAGCCGCGTTATTCGTTAGTGCCTCCTGATTCCATGAGTCAGTTTGTTGATGTGCTTACGTTTGGTGCTAAGAAGTATGGTGACCACAATTGGAAGAAGATTCCTGATTTGCAGGATAGGTATTATGATGCGCTTCAACGTCATGTAGCTTCATTCCGTGCTGGTGATAGGCTGGATGATGAGTCTGGTTTGCACCATTTGGCACATGCGATGTGTTGTATTTCGTTCATGATGCAGGATGATGTCGATGGTGATCACTCATGATGGGCGCGCCTGCAGACAGAAAGTTTGCGAATGATTGTTTGCGGTTATGGGGTAGAGGTCAGCATGTTGCAGGCCCAAAGGGTTTGCCTAATCATTCAGCCTTTGTGTTGCGTGCGCGGGGCGTGCCGATTGAGTGGGGTAATGATTTAGAAGATGTGGTGGCTGCAGTAGTGATGCATCATTGTGATGCTGTTGAGCGTGATATTGTGAGGTATTATTTTCATTTGAGGCCAGATCCTCGCCGCAACGGTGAGTTGACGCAGTGCAAAATGGTACTTACTTTGGCACTATTGAAAAAAAATAATATCAAGACAAATGGCCCCGCCGTCGATAAGGTGTTAAGTTGTGTTGAGGGCAAGGTGGCTATGGCTTTGTCCTATCCACCTGCTGTGTGGTTGGAGATGGAAAAGCAGAGAGCTGAGATGCTAAATGAAAAAAAAGTTTGCAATTTTTAAAAAATAAATATACTGTATGCCTCAACGTGCCGATTGGTGACTAAAGATTTTATATTAACCCTGATGACTAACAAGTCGTCGGGGTTTTTTTATGGCTGAAAGGAAGCTTAGCGTGGATGATAATTCTGTTGCACATACAGCTGATGCCGTGATGTCGATACTTCAAAAAGCTTTTTTGTTTGTAAGCGCTGGCAATATTAGTTTGAGTGTGCTGGCTTTCTTTGAGTTTATTCCTGTTGTTGCTCCAGCTGTGTCAATGTTGTTTGTTATCTGGATTGGCGTTCTTACGGCAAGAGGTAAGATGAAAGATAATAAATTGAAAGATATTCAAATCGAAAAAGAGCAGCAAGAAAGACAGGTTGATGAGGCCAATGGCTAAGAAGCCGTCAAGATGGTGTGGCAAGTGTAGTTGCGTTCATGCTGGGGATTGCCCAGAAAAACCTAAGTGGGAAAAGAAAGCTAAATCTAAACATAAACATAAATCTGGTCGAGGTGGTAGACCGTGGAGAAGGAAGCGACAAAGAGTTTTTGAGCGCGACAACTATCTTTGTCAAGAGCATTTTAGACAAGGTCGGTTAGTTTCTGTCGCACTGCATGGCGATAATGCAGGCATATGTGATCACGTCATACCACTTGAAGAAGGTGGTTCCGACTATGAAACTAATCTTCAAACGCTTTGCAAACAATGTAGTGATGAGAAAACACAACTCGAATCACAACGGGGTAGGGGGGGGTAAATTCCTTAAATCTAAATGATTCGGACACCGACGCCCCAGTAAGATTTTTACGTGATAAGAAATGAAAAGAGTTTCACCACTTGAGGGTGAGGATTAATTATGGCAGGTAGATACAAAGAAAGTAATGTCCAGGCATTGCCGAATGCGTTTGATGATAAAGCGCATCATGAACGCCACTTTGCTATTGCCACTGAAAATCTGCCTGATGATCTTGGTAAGCTTGAACAAAAAGTATGGTTACGTCTGGTTCCAGAGTTAAGCAAGCAAGGCCGATTTAAAAAACATTTTGCTGACTTTATTTGTCAATATTGCATCGTCAAAGTTCGCATGGACGGCTGGCGAGTTTATCTTGATGAAAATGATTGGTCCTATGTGACGAGTGGCAGACATGGCCAGCAACACAAAAGCAGGCCAGAAGTTGCGCAACTTAATGACGACTGGCGCAAGTGGAACTCGCTTGTTGCCCAGCTGGGATTATCGCCTGCAACCGAATTACGATTTAACGACAAGCAAGGCTCACTATTTCCTGATGATGATGACTTCGGCGATGTATGACCAACCACCTAAACGACATTCAAAGCTACATTACAGCGGTAATGTCGGGCGAGCGGCCTGCATGTAAGTGGGAAAAGCTTGCTGTTGAGCGACATTTAAAAGATTTAGAGCGCTCAAAAAAACGATTCAAGTACGAATTTGACGAAGAAAAAGCACTACGCATCATCAAGTTTATGGAGTTATTCCCACATGTAAAGGGCAAGTGGGCTGCTCAGGTTGGAAAAGCCAATCGCATTAAGTTAGAACCATGGCAAAAATTCAATCTTGCTATGATTTTTGGATGGGTGCACAAAAAAACAGGTTTACGAAAATATCGCCGTGTTTACTTGATAGTCCCCCGCAAGAATGCGAAATCAATCATCGGTGCAGGTGTTGGCTTGTTTATGTTGGTCGAGGATGGCGAATATTGCGCTGAAGTCTACTGCGGTGCTACAACAGAACGCCAAGCATGGGAGGTTTTTAGACCTGCCAAAAACATGATCCAAAAACAACCGGCGTACAAGCGGTCATATGGTGTCACGGCACACGCTAAAAAACTTGAAGTTGATATGCCCGGCAAAAAGCCTTTGGTTGATGGTCGTCGAAGAATGCCAGACGGCGGACGATTTGAACCGGTTATTGGTAAACCGGGTGATGGTGCGAGTCCTAGTTGTGCCATATTAGACGAAGTACACGAACACCCTGACGATACATTATACGACACCATGCTCACAGGTATGGGCGCACGCGAACAACCGTTATTGCTAATGATAACCACGGCAGGCAACAACATTGCAGGCCCATGTTATGCCGTGCAAAAAGAAGTTGAACAAGTGCTGCAGGGCACAATGAAAGACGAAGAACTCTACGGCATGATTTACACCGTAGATGATCCTGAAAAAGAATGGATGACTGAGCAAGGAATTATCAAAGCCAACCCTAATGCGGGTATATCAGTCTATAACGAATTTTTAAAGTCGCAAGTGGCTATTGCAAAACGCAACCCACGCAAACGCAGCGGTATATTAACCAAGCATTTTAATATTTGGGTTACGGCTAAAAACGCATGGATGAACATGATTGAGTGGTCACGCCAAGCAGACACAACACTCAGCGTCGACGACTTTATTGGAGAAACAGCAGGTTTCGGGCTTGATTTATCAGAAGTTGATGACTTAACCGCGGGCGTAAAATGCTTTAGACGGACTGTCGACGGGCAAGAGCATTACTACCTATTTGGACAATATTACACCACTGATGCCAAAGTCGAAGAACATGATCACTATGATGGCTGGGTACGAGAAGGTCACTTAATAGCCTGTGATGGTGATGTGATTGATAGTGAAGATGTCATGAACGACATCATTGACGATGCTGAAGTGTTCAATATGCCGAGCGTATTTTATGACCCACACGGCGCGGCTCATATGGCCTTGCTATTGGGTAAAAATCACGACATGGAGCCGGTCAAGTTTGGACAAACATACACCAACTTCACCGATCCAATGCGTGAGTTTGAACGACTACTTAAAGCAGGGCGGATTCATCACGATGGCAACCCTTGTTTAACGTGGATGATGGGCAACGTAGTTGCGAAAGAAACTGCTGATGGCAAAATGATGCGCCCCGTGAAAGAAGGTAAAGACAATAAAATCGACGGTGCTGTAGCGGCCTTAATGGCGTTTATTAGTCAGTATCAACCTGAAGAAGATGACGAACCGGAACCTGAGTTGTATATATGAGTATATTTAATATCTTTGGTAGCAAACCAGCAGCAGAACGGGTTGAACCTGTGATGGATGCTAAAGCAACTGAAGCAACAATACAAAACAGTATTACAGGGCAAGAGTTCAGTGATTTTGTGCGTGGCGGCTCTGCTTCTGCGGGTATGTTAGTCAACGAACAAACCGTGATGCGCCTCAGTGCGGTTTATGCGTGTGTTGGTTTGATAGGTGGTTCAATTGCATCCATACCGTTTCCTATTTATCAAAAGAATAATGGCGAAAAACGCAAAGTTGATCACGATTATTGGTGGTTATTAAACAGAGAACCACACCAAGACTATTCAGCTGCGACATTTTGGGAATCATTTACGGGTTCTTTGCTGTTGCATGGGGATGGTTATGCCAGAATTATTCGTCCGACACGGTTTAGCCCGAATATTATTGGCTTTGAGTGGTATAAAAAATCAGAAGTAGAAGTAAAAAAAGACGGTAAAAACCTGATTTATCTACTCACGCGCGATAGAAAAACAGAAGCCGTGTTATCAGATGACATGATTCACGTACCGGGTCCTGGCTTTAATGGCCTAAATGGTATGAGTCAAATTAAATACTCGCTCAAAACATCGGCAGGTATCGCATTGGCTGCGGATGAGTTTAGTAGTAATTATTTTGAAAATGGATCGCGGCCAGACATTGCACTTGAAGTGCCTGGCAAGACAGACAAAGAGCAAAACGATGTCTTGCAAAATACATGGGTAGAGCGATATAGCGGGGCACACAAAAAACATAGACCAGCCATTATGTCAGGCGGCATGAAAATACACGAACTCACGATTAATGCTGAAGATGCCCAACTGATCGAAACACGCAAGTTTCAAATAGAAGATATTGCACGCGTGTTTGGCGTTCCGCCTCATATGATTGGCCACACTGAAAAAAGTAGCAGTTGGGGCACAGGTGTTGAGCAAATGTCGATTGGCTTTGTCAAATACACACTAGCAAGACACCTCACCAAAATTGAACAAGAATTTAACCGCAAGTTATGGCGTGATAAAACCTACTTTGCTGAGTTTAATACCGCTGGATTAGAACGTGGCGATTATAAGACGCGCATGGAAGGCTACCGCATTGCACTAGGTCGAGCAGGCGAACAACCATGGATGGATGTTGAAGAAGTCCGCCGCCTTGAAAACCTATCTCCTGACTTTAACCCTCAAAAGGCAAATGAAAATGAATCCACTACTGAAACTACTAGCACTAAATAAAGAAAAGTCGCAGCCCGTCAAGGCAGAAACGGTCGATGGCGAGCCTACCGTTTACCTATACGGTGTGATTGTTAGTGATGATAGTTGGGGTGGCGTGAGTGCTGAGTCATTTGCTCGCGAACTGAATGCAATCACCGCACCACGGATCCATGTACGTATTCATTCGCCTGGTGGTGATGCCTTTGCTGGTGTGGCAATGGCGCAAATTATGCGTGATCACCCTAGTGAAATTGTTGTTCATATTGATGGCGATGCTGCAAGTGCGGCAACTTTCCCCGTGATGGCTGCGAATAAAACTATTATTGCGAAGCGCGCCAGATTTATGATCCACAATGCATGGACCATTGCCGCTGGTAACCAGTTTGACTTTACCGACATGGCGAACCACCTAGCCCGTGTTGATCAAAACATAGCAGAAGATTATGCCGACAAAACAGGTCAAAACATAGAGCAACTGATGACATGGATGAAAGAAACAACCTTCTTTTATGGACAAGAGGCTATTAATGCAGGTTTTGTTGATGAATTAGCAGAAAACAATGCAGAATCAACCGCTAATCAAGCGGATTGGGATTACTCAGCCTACAAAGAACAATCTTTTGCTGACCAAATGACACAAGCAATGGCCAAATATTTAACGGATAACAGCGCCGACGAAGGGGAACGGTCCCAGCAAGACAAGGCATCGTCACAATCTAGTGACGATACCACGGCTCAGGCTGATTTGTCAGCTCATTATAGACAACTAGAAGTCGTCAATTTAACTGCGTAGCTCACGCCACGCATTCACCACGCCCGCTTTTGCGGGTTTTTTTATGCCTGCAACTGCAGGTTTTTTTATGCAAAGAGGAAACAACTATGCAATCAATTCAAAACTTGCGTGAGCGTCGTGCTGCGGTAGCGCAAAACATGAAACAACTACTTGATGATAATCAAGAAAAATCATGGGAATCATCACATCAAGAAAAGTATGATGCCTATATGGCCGAAGTAGATAGTATCGATGCTGAAATAAAAAATGTGCAAGCATATTTAGATACACAAGTAGACGACTATGTTGCTAATGCACAGCAAGAGTCTTTTGAAAAAAACAACAAAGACAAAGGTGCGCGACAATTATATGCCAAGTTCTTGCGGGGTGGTGATAAAGCGATGTCTGCAGAAGATTGGCAGCAAATTCGCAATAACATGAGCACAACCACTGATTCGCAAGGTGGTTACTCGGTGCAGACGGAAGTGGCAGAAATGCTGGTTGATTCACTCAAACATTATGGCGGGATTCGTGAAGTTGCCACGGTGATTCAAACCACTTCTGGTAATCCGCTAGGCTATCCAACGTCTGATGGCACATCAGAAACAGGTGAGTTGATTGGTGAAAATACTACAGCGACTGCAGCTGATCCAACGTTTGGAACTGTACCTGTTAATGCTTACAAATTCAGCTCAAAAGTAGTCGCGGTTCCAATTGAGTTATTGCAAGATTCTGCGATCGATATCGAAGCATTTGTTAACAAACGCCTAACTGACCGTATTGGCCGTGTTACTAACACGTATTTCACAACGGGTACTGGCACATCACAACCTGGCGGCGTTCAAGCAAAATCCACTTCTGGCAAGGTAGGTACTACTGGCCAAACAACCAGCATCATCTTTGATGACTTGGTAGATCTTATTCACTCAGTCAATGTGGCTTATCGTCGCAATGGCAGCTGTGGTTTCATGATGGCTGATGCTTCAATGAAAGTTATCCGCAAGCTGAAAGACGATCAGAATCGTCCTATTTTCTTGCCGGCTTACGATGGTTTGTCCGGCCCAATGGCTGACACGGTTATGGGTTAC